TGCGGTGCCTGCGGTGCCTGCGGTGCCTGCGGTGCCTGCGGTGCCTGCGGTGCCTGCGGTGCCTGCGGTGCCTGCGGTGCCTGCGGTGCCTGCGGTGCCTGCGGTGCAGGAGTATTGGTATCACCCTGCTCGGCCGCAAGTTTCTCAGCAGCTCGTTGAGCTCTCTGTTCTTTGGTCAGTCCGGCCATAGCCCCTCCAAGTGATAAAGGGGCCGAAGCCCCTCGTTGTTAGTTATCAGCCAGCAATGATGACGCTGTGACGCGGAACTGGGGCAGCAACACCCCATGCCAGACCAACTTCGTAGCGGATCTGACGGTACTGACGGTACAGCGCCACCTGGAAGGTAATGCCTGACACCGGATCGGTAACGTTCATCACATCGTCAGCGGTATCACCACCCTGTGGCATTGCCGGGGTACGGGAAGCCAACAGCAGCGCGTTACGGTCAAATGCCATATTCGCCACATACCCTGCACCTCGGGTAATAGCGGTATTATCCGCTAGCGCTTTGCGCAGTCCAGGCTGGGCCAGCGTGATAGTGCTGGCGGCGGCGGCTGCAACCACGTATTTATTGTCGTCACCCGCGAAGCTCACTACGTCGCCAGCAACAAACGTACCGGTGCCGGTATCAATGGCGATGATGCGATCACCTTCGTCTTTAGCTCCATTGACCAGGTAGTCAGCAGCAGCCGAGGCTGTGTGAGTTTTTACGCCTGCGGAGTTATGGATATTGAAGCCTTCCAGGCGGCCCAGAGTACCTTCGCGCAACAGTTGCTCCGTCCCGGCTTCGTTCACTTTGAACAGGACAGACTGTTTACCGCGGAGGTTTGCGATGGCAGCCGAGCCGAGAACCATCTGAAGGTCGGTAGTCGGTGAGCCATTATCCTCCAGCACTTTACGCGCCAGAGCGGCATCGCTGAGGTCCTCCTTGATACCAAACGGTGTCGTTCCCGGCGTACCAATCTGACGGGATGCGTTGAAGTACAACGCTCCCAGGTCCGCATCGACTTCGTTCGCCAGAGCGCGGAAAGCCTGTTTGAACTGATCAGCAAGGATGGTGTTGTAAGTACCGGCCGGGCCGAGGGCCAGCTGCTCTTCACCATTCCATTTGACCGGAGCCATTTTTGATTTGGTGATTTTGACATCTACGGTACCGATATTCTGGTCGCCAGTATTCGGCGCAGAAGGGCCCGGCACAATGTCTTCAGTAACCGCAACCGGGGCAACCGGAGCGGTAACCGTCTGGTCTTTTGCCGCAGCGTCTGCTTTGGTGTTGCGGGCGACAGCGGGAATAAAACCCACCTGCTCGCGGGAAACAACGTCCAGAGCGGTATAGATAGTCGGGATCAACCCGGTCAAAGTGTTCGACATGGTTCATTTTTCCTTAGAGATAGATTTGGGTTGGTTGAGCTATCCAGCTCTGGCGCCAGCCACCATCCGGAGGCTGGCATGATGATCAATCGACGATGGTGATACCGTCTTTGAGTGCAGTTTGTTTACCAGCCATATCCAGCGAATCGAAAGCGTCACGCTTCATGGTTTTCTGTCCGGCCTGATGCTGAGACTGCCGTGAACCGCCGCCCTGATTGCCACTGGCTTTCAGGATGTGGTCTTTCTGCGGATACTGCTCCACCAGGAATTCAATAGCTTCGTCGAATGAAGCCAGTTCGCCAGGCTTAGCGCGTGAGTAAATCTTGTTGCCGGTTCCGTCATAGGCAACGACCTTTCCGTCCTCGACTTTGAAGGACTGACCGAAGCGCGCCTGAAGCATGTCAGAAGGAATGGCGATTTTATCGGTGATAAATTTCGAACCTGAAAAATTACCGCCGATCATGGATTCATAAAGCTGACCTTCCAGCGTTTTACTTTTGTTGTTGGCCTCATCCAGTTGCGCCTGGAATGATTTGGTGATTTCGGCTTTCACCTGATCAACAGCACCAGCATCGATCAGTTTTTTCTGGTCGATTTTGGTCATCATTTCGAGAGCTTCGAGCGCTTTAGTTGGGTCAGTAATGCCGGAGAACTTAGCCAGGTTGGCTTCAGCAGCTTCTTTGGCTTCGCGATGAGATTTTGCCTCGCCATTCAGTGAAGATATTTTCCCTACTGCTTGCGCCGCGTCGAAGCCGATCTCTTTGCCGTCGTCATGGACATAAACAGGCAGTCCGTTCGCATCAACCTCTGCATAGCTCTTGCCGTTAACTTCAACTGTTTTCAGTTTCATGCTGTTACCTTTGAGTTGGTCATCCGACCGTTGCACCACTCACCATCCGGATTGTGGCAATAAAAAAGCCACCCTAAGGCAGCCTGTGAATGAATATTGATGATTAAATTCCGGCGTTCCTGAATGCCTGATCGTCACGTTCCCGTAATTGATCCAGCGTCAGCCATTCACCCCTGTCGTTATAGAACTCATCCGGAGATATGCCGCCATCACGAATCAGTCGGGCGCGCGTCACGCCGACAATTTGGGATTGCCGTGTGAATGATTGTCGCGAGAACCAGCCCTGATAATCGGTATCCGCTGGCACCTGCCCATCCATGCTGGCACGGGAGCTGTCCTTAATTTCTCCGATCTTGATACCTAATTCCTCGGACGATTTCAGGATGTAGGTTTCAACACTACGGCAGCAGAAATGGATTTTCCCCGGCCCCTGCAGATATGGCACCTTGTGGCCGATCGGTTTGTTATCCAGGGTGTATTTGAGGCGGTCGCGAATTCGGCAATCTTTCGATGTCCGGTTATCCAAAGTGGACAACCACTGTTTGCCCTTCAAAATGTCGTCGTTCGCATCCGCAAAGCTTTTCCGCGCCGTCGCCGCCAAATGCCCTGCCGCCGTTTTCGCGATACTGCCAGCATTGGTTCTACTCATCTGTAGCGCGCCGTCCTGATAGCCACGGTTAGCGTGACCGCGAACCTTGCGTGCTATCTGTTCCGTTGTATCGCCCAGTAGGAACCCCTGCCGCACGGTATTGGATATGCGCGCCATCCTGTCGGCTTCAAGGTTATCCGCCCACTCAGAAAGCAGACGCCCCTGAAACGGCTGTGCCATCGCTGCCGCATAAACGGCATCAGGGGAAATACCCACCAGCGGATGAAGCGCCAGCACGTCATCGGGGATCGCAAACTGGAACAGGCTTAACTGGAAACCAGCTTCATGCTGTGCAAGCTCCTGCAATTCAGCAGATAACCCGGCATGCATCGACTGTACAGCTTCATGATTCAACGCCCGGACACTGACCAGCAGAGATTCCAGCCTCGACACCGTAAAGCTCTCCGCATCGAGAGTGTCCATCGCCACCAGCAGTCGGGCCGTCAGCTCTGCGTCGCTGTCATTCAGGATTTTTATCATCCTGTTTGCAACGCCGGTACTGTACTGACTCACCCAAATTGCATGTGCCAGGCTTTCGTCACTGAGTTTGTCATTCGCCGTCTCCATCTCAACCACCTGCAAGGTTTACTTGCGAATTTTTCAGCTCGTCGATCACCTCTTCCGGATCCGCGTCCGGGTCGATGAATTTCAGCGCCTGCAGCACGCGAACCGCATCAATCTGGCGAATATCACCCCCCTGCCGAAGTGACTGAACCGCCGTCGCGGCCGCAGAGTCGAATGTCTGCGCCGAAACATCCAACTCGGTGCGCACATCGACATTACCCCCCTCTTTTTCACCCAGCCATTCCGCCATGATCTGCAGAATGTTATCGAGCGCGTCCTCCAGTGAGCTCGCCATCGTATAGAGTGGGGAATTCTCCTGCATGTGCTCTTCATGCGTCTGGTCATCAGATTTGGTCGACGTATTTTCAGCGCGCAGCAATTTTGCTCCGGCCTGGCGCATCTGGTTTTCCAGGTCTTCCAGCGATATCTTTCCAGCGTTGATGGCTGTCCCGGTATGCTCGGTATACTCCATTCCTTGTTTTGAACGATCTGAAAACTTAGTTGCTACAGATGAGCCGATGGTAAGTTCCTGACCATCCTCCAGTCCAAATACCGACAGCAGCGGCACACGCGCAACATGCAGGATGTTGTCCTGCTCGCTCTGACTCTGCCAGTGCTTGATATTCAGCAACGCCAGATTCAGCAGCGGCGGAGAGCCGCGCATAAATCCGGTGCGTTTCGTGTAGAGCGTAACCAGAGGAATATCATCACGGCTGGTTTCCCACTCGTCGTGAAGTTGCCACTGGCTTTCACCATTATCACCCTTGTTACGGCGATAAATTTCGACTTTGCGGGGCATGATATGGCGAATTTGTTCGACCTTTGTCTGCCCGTAATCAGCGCCATCGACAACGATCACCTCTTTGATGCGCAGGTCGGTCAGAACCACCTTCCCTTTAACCACTTTCGATTTCCAGCCGATAACCTGCCGGGGATTGAGCATCGTGGCGTACGGGCGAGAACCTGCGGCGATTTCGTCAGCTCTGGTTTTTACCGCTTCCGGGTCAACTTTCGGGAAGTCCACGAGCGCATGAACCAGGCCATACTGGAATCCGATACTGAAAAATTGCTGCGCCCACACATCGAGCCGGTTTCCTTCCATATCGATATCAGGGGCAAGCTCCTTAATTTTTTCAGGGGAGTCCTCGCTAAGAACCGTCGGCTCGGCAAATACGCGTCCGATGTTCTGTTTAATCGCTTCCTCATAGGCAGGAAGGAGCGTTGCCGTCGCCAGACGATCGTTATAGCTTTCAGAGTATTCATTCGGCCATTTCGGGAGATATACCTTCCCCTGCCGACGCATTTCCAGCGTTCCGCCCATCAGCGCATCGTTAATATCCCACGCCTCAACCATGTCGTTATAGTCGAGGTTGGGTGTTGAAATATCAGGCATGGTTTTACATCCGCAGTTGGGTTACTTTGCCGACTTTTTTCGGCGGTGAATGCAACACGGCGTAACGCGTGGCGTCCCAGTCGTGATCTTCCTGCTGCGTGTCCACGTCATCAGGATTTTTGCTGTCTCTGACAAGTACCGGGATGCGGCTTATCCAGCCACGGCAGTAATCAAACACATAAAACGCAGGTTTTTCTGGTGTCCCTGATTCCAGTTTTTTGCCTTCGATAACCGCCTCAAGCATGTCGGCGAACAATGCGGCGCCATTCACGCGAGAGCCGGGCTTTTTGTTAGCCTCAACCCATTTAACTCCCTGCACTTCCATTTTCTGAGCGATTGAAAGTTCATCGTCACCAGTGTTGTAAATCGCGCTATCAGCCGGGCCGGAAATAACCTTTTTGCAGATGCCAGGCATAATGTTGAGTTGCCCCTGAGTGACGCCATCGAGTTTTATCTCATCCGGTTCGTCAACCTCCTGGCCCGTTAGTCGCTTATCAATCCACGCAACACCTTTAGCGACGTTGGTAGATGACATATTCAGACCTTTATTCAGCTCATCAGGCGGACAGCCATACCACTCGCCAATCAGAATCAGCGAGCCAGCGGGCGGGCAAAACTGGCGCCCATCCGGTAACGTCGCGACAGTGCCATCCGTGCGTGCCCACCAGAGATTAGAGAATGGCTTCGACTCGCCCCAGTCATGGGAGCGGTCAACTGTCCAGCTATCAGGTATACGGAACGGTTTAATGACGTGGAGCGCTTCATTCCACAGATGGTCAAAGCGGCCGCCACTGGTGACGTCCCAGGAGCCGTCTACCCACGCTTTACGTCGGTTCGGGTCTTTGATGGCCATCAGCGTTGCGATGTACTGAGGATCGAGATACGGGTTTTCTTTGAACGAACCGTGAATTGCAACGCGGGTAAGCGTCACATCTTCCTCTTTCTCCGTCTGAGGGTTAAATACCCGCTGCGTTTCGCGGATGATGGTGCCGCGGGGGGCTGGCTCTATGAAGCGTTTCTTTACCCACGTATGCCCGATACCAAAGGGGTTAGTCGTGCTAAACGTTTCAAGCGGGATCGGCCTAAGCAGAGAGCCGTTAGCAAGCGGGTAATTCTCAGGCCTGAACGATGAGCGCCGGCAGGAGAACATCATTTCGTAGAACTCGGCAGACTGCTGCTTTGTCAGCTCGTTGAAGCCAATGAACGGAAATTCCTGCCCGTGATAGTCCCAGTAGTCGCTCTCTTCTTTCCCGAAGCGGAAGAGCAGCTCTTCGCCCGTAGGCCATACCCAGCGCAATTCCGAGGCTGAAGCTAGATATCGTGCGCCATCATTGAACAGGCGATACATACGCTTTGACTGCGTAATGATATCGGTGAGGTTTTTATACTCGGTATCGAAAATCACCCCACGCCAGAACGAGCCGTAGCCCAGACCGACGAGACGACGGAAACGCGCCAGTTGCGCGGCAGTTTTACCCGGTCCGCGCGTTCCCTCGTAGAGGATTTCGTTACACGGGCAACTCAGGGAGAGCGATTGCGATCCCGGCAAAGGTTTCCAGACGGCTTTGTAATTCATCCACCCAATACCTCGCCCTGCTGTTTCTGCGCCGCTTTTTCCCAGTCCTCAACGTTATCGCAGGACGGGACCGGCATAACGTTATGGGTGGCAACAACGCTTTGCTCAACCTTCTGTTTGTTGGTGTAGACATCCCCAACCTCTTTAGCAGCCTGCTCCAGCAACTGCGCCGTCATGCCCATGTTTTTCATTTTTTCGGCGTCCGTGGACATTCGCTGCAGGACGCGCAGGCGATAGGCCTTATTGGCGATCGGGATGTCGGAAATTTCGTTGAGGAAGCGGTCGCGGGTGGTGTTGAACATGTCGACCCATTTTTTCGCCAGTCCCTTGCCGCTGACCTTCGTTGGGTCATGGGATTCAGCCTGCTGGCGGGTTATTTTGATACCAAATTCTTTCTGGACAGCCTCCACCACCTGCGAAGGGCTATCAAAGCATGCAAGCATTTGAATGATGAAGGCTTTCACATCTGATTTTAGTGCAGCCATTCCTCACCATCCGTCTAATACAGTCCAATATTTAAGCCAGCCTCAGCATGCACGTTCCGCACGCCCTGGCAACATCGATATGAGCAACCTCCGCCGGCCTGTTAGCCGCATCAACCATTTCCTGCACGTCTTTGCTGGCGCCGTAACGCCGGACCACGCCAACGAACTCTTCGACGTCGTGTCCGCGAAGTGTGAGCACCGGCATACCGGTCTCTTTGTTGAACTTCGGCGCGCCATAGTCATCGGTAGCCTGGGCTATGTGGTAAAGCTCATGCTCAACCAGCGCGCAGAATTCGAGGTCACTGCATTGCTCGCAGTAGTCAGCTGCCAGGGTGATGATGAACTTCGGTATGCGTCCGAACCATTCATGCATCTGCTGTTCCATACGGGCTTTCTGCCATCCTCCGGCACGGAGCATTACCTGCTCGCATTGGCCGAGGACATAACGGCCCTTCTTCTCGAATGCGCCAGACGCCCACATAAACGCAATATCACCGTCAGCGAGTGCATTAACGAGATGTTCGTGGTCAGGGTTATGGAGCCGACCTTCTTCAGAGAGGATGTGCTGATTTACCCACTCTCCGATTTCAGAGGCCGGGATAATCCGCGTATACGGCAGCCAGTTTTCGCCAGTGAAGTTGACGGGAGCGAATGGTCGGCGGTCTTCAACTTCAGCCATACAGAACATTCCTCTGGGTTGCTCGAATACTTACCGGGGAATTATTTAACCGGCTGCCGATAAAACTTACACAAAACTCTGTAAATGGCGCTTTACGGACACCATTTGCAGAGTTTTATAATTCAGCCTCGTTACCGCTCACGACCTCAATCTTGAAACATTTGCCGGTGAGCCAGTTCCAGCGCAATAGTGCCGACAGAATGAGTGGCGGCTTCATATAGGGCCGTAGCGTGAGCTTTGCCGTCAGGATTCCAGTAGTGCTCATTTAAATTACCTCACGTAGACATTATCGAAGCCACTCGGTGAATGGCTCCTGTAATGCCAATAAAAAAGGCCGCATCCGCGACCTTGGCCTTTATATATTTTTTGAAACCTTACTGACCCAGTCATGTATAGAACCAGCCCAATACACCAGTAATAATTGCAATAACGATAAACGTGATTGCCGTTTTACGCATTAGTACACCGTAAAATGCCAATGACATCCCGATACACAGAACTATCAAAACTGGCCACATGCTGAGTAAAAGCAATAAGTAAGCCTCGATACCGCTGTGAATAATCATATTTACCCCAAAAATCCGAAAATCTGACCTTCCATAGCTCTTACACTTCATCACACGAGAATATGTAACTGCCCCTAGTGTAATCGGACATTATCACATGCACCCGGTGAATGCCTGCTGTAATGTCCTACCTAAGGCACTGCGTGCGGATGTAGTCCTGCTACTGGCTGATTGCCCGATAGTAGGCCTGCCAGCGGTATTTATCTAACCGCAGTTGGCGCAAGCACTGGGCGGTTTCGATGTCGGCCTGCAGATCTTCATCGGTATCCTTCCCTGCGTCACTTGCTTTGCACGGCGGGTTCATCAAATCCGGGGATGGCGTTGGCAGCGTCGATAGCTCGCTGGCGCAGCTGCACAGCATCATCGTCAAACCGGCACACAGTACGATTCGGAGACTGGACATATTTCACCACGTCGCGGGTTATAGTTCGGTAGATGACCTTGCCATCTTCTGTAGCGGCAGCGGCCTTTTGCTCAACTGGCTGGATAGTCTTTTCGGCTTTTTCTTTCTTCTTCGCCGCGAGGGCGTTGATATGGTCAGCGTGAGAATTCCAGCCAGAACGCCACGAGAAAACACAGCAAAGCAGCAGCAGAATAATCACTGCGCTGATAATGGCAGTTAATCGGCTCATTTCTGGCCCCACTCGCAGACTTCGCGCTCAATCTCACGACGGCTGATTAAACCCTTCCACTGCTTACCGCCGGCATATGTCCAGCGCTGCAATTCCTTACAGGCTCCAGGCACATCTCCCGAATTCAGTTTTTTCAGCAGCGTGGATTTGCTGAATGCGCCAGCGCCAACGTTATAGGTGAATGAGTAAAGTGCCGCCCGGGTGGTGTCGGGGATCTTTACCTTAATCATCGGGTCAATGGCCGTTGCCACCTTGCGCAGATCTGAATTCAGCAGAGCATCACACTCTTTGTCGGTGTACCGATGACCTCGGCGAATATCGGAACCAGTGTGACCATCGCATACAGTCCACACATCAACGACATCCTGGTAT